AGATGACACTATTCAAAAGCTTATTGACGAACGTCTTAAGCCAATGAAAGAAAATCTTGATCGTGCTTACAAGTCACGTGATGAGGCTTTAAAGAAGATTCAAGAATTTGAGAAAAAGCAAAGAGAAGAAGAAATTAAGAGATTGCAGGAAGAGGGCAAACATCGTGAAGCATATGAAATGCAACTTGCAGAAGAACGAACCAAAAGAGAAGCATTAGAGAAGCGTAATATAGAGCTTACTCGTGATCTAGAGGTAAAGACCATGTTATCAGATCTTGATTTTAGAAATGACAAGGCAAGAGACTTAGCCTTTTCAGAGATTGTTAAAGATCTCGTTCAAAATCAAGATGGTAAGTGGGTACATCGTTCTGGCATTTCATTAAACGACTTTATCAAGTCCTTTGGAGACAATCAAGATAATTCCTTCTTGTTTAAACAAAAGGTTTCTTCAGGATCAGGCACTACTAGCCGTATCTCACCTTCGTCTTCCACTCAGAAGTCATCTTTATTTGAGATGAGCCAAGACGAAGTTCTAAAACTAGCTAGAGAAGGCAAGCTTCCTAGCCGAAAAACTTAGGATTTTTCTAAATGAGTATCGTAACAAACCTGACTGGCGCTGACAACTTTGCTCTGCAATCAGCTATTAGTGCCTACTCAGATGAAGCTTATACCACAGCAAGAAAGCTGTCGGGCTCGGGAATTGTTGGTGACAATCCTCTAATTGATACCTCCACTGAAACGTATATTGGTCAGATTCGTTGGTTTAAGCCGATGACTCCGACAATTAACGTTGCGTCAATTTCGGACTCTACGGCCGGTACTGCTTCTACGTATAGCTCTGACTTCTTGACATATGTTAAGACAGTTCGTACGTATGGTGGTACTAAGGTTAACTTGCAGCAAGTAGTCACTCAACAAGACGGTCTTGCCAAGATTGGCCGTGATTTTGGTGAGCATCGTGCTCAAGACGAGCATAATGCTATCCTGGCGGTTCTGAAGGGCGTAGCTCTGTCTGAAGCTCTCGCTGGTGCTGCTACAGGTTCTGGTGCCACTGGTTTAGGCGGTCAAGCTTTTGACAATGATCCTACAGACAAGAAGTATGGCTTCTACGTAGATCTTGGCAATAATCCTATTATTGTTGCAGCCGATGCTGCTAAGCAAGGTGCGCAGCGTGCTGAAGGCTTCTTGCAAGCGATTGGCAAAGCATGGAAGGATTATGAACCGGAATATGCGTATCTTGTAACTTCACCCGAAGTTATGGCATCATTACGTTCAGCGAACTTAGTAGACCAAGATCGTGTATCTGATGGCAACATCATGTTTAATACGATTTTCCAAGGCAAGTTCCGTCTGATTCAAACTCGTGCTAGCCAGAGTATGGCATCAGCTGATCTTACAAAGGTCAACACTGGTGCTGGCGTTGATATTACAGGCACAAAGACTTCATTTATTGTTCTTCCTGGTGCTCTGGCCATGCGTGCCTTGGCTATCCCTGAACCTGTCGAAATTGACCGTAATGCTGCCGCCTATAAGGGTGGTGGTACTACGACAATCTGGCATCGTTGGGGTTATGTGCTTGCTCCGGCTGGCTATGACTGGACTGGCTCTAAGGATGCTTTCCCGTCTGACGCCGAGTATGGCTATGTCACAGAAGGTGGCACAGCTAAGACATTAGCGTCTGCTACTACAATTGCCAACGTCCGTGGTATTTGGCAGAGAAAGTTTACATCAGCTCTTTCTCTGGGTATTCTCCCGGTATTCCACGCTTAATAAAAGAGGTCACTTATGGCATTGGTCAAGGGGACTAACTCTTATGCAACAGTTGCTGAAGCCGATGCCTATTTCTCTGATTCGTTCAATAAGATTGCATGGACTGCTGCTTCAAGCACATCAAAGGCTCAAGCATTAGTCACAGCTACTTCTATTATTGATGAATATCAGTTCACAGGCATGGCCGTAAGTGACACACAAACTCTAGCATTTCCCCGCTATGGTTCTTACTTTGATCCAAAGGTAGGAGCGGAAGTTGTATTTGATGAAGTTGAAGTACCAACTCGTATTATTAACGCTGTTTATGAACTTGCACATCACTTGCTTCTGTCACCTGGCTCATTAGATACTACTAGTTCTGTAAAAAGCCTCTCCGTAGGTTCTATTTCATTGACTGATATTAGAAGTCCTGAAAGAGTTCCATCAACAGTTACCAGACTGATTAATCCACTGCTTACTAATGCAGGTGGTGGAGCTATGAACGCCTGGTGGAGGGCTAACTAGTGGGATATAATCAATTAGTAAAAGACTCTGTAGATCTGGCTTTTAATCTACTTGGTGACCTGGCCCAAACATTCACCTTTTCAAAAGTAACTAATAATTCATTTAATTTTGCAACAGGTGCTTTAAATGCACCTACAATAAATGAGTTAACAATAAAAGGTGTGATGGTAACAAGCAGAAAAGCATACCCTAAGCATAATACAACAATGACTAAGGTAATTGTAAAAACCAAAGATGTTGGAGATATTTCGTCATTTGACAAATTTGTCCATAATACAATTACTTATAAGATTGGTCCTGTCATTACTAATGACGGGTATATTGTTGAATTTGAAGCATTTAGGGAGATATAATGGGAAAGTATTTAGATTTACAGTCTGATATTTTCTCCATATTTGCAAGTACAGCATGGACAAGCGAAAATATTAAGACGTATCCTTCAAATTTTTTAGCTTCATCCACTGATAATGAATTTATCAGAGTTACGATTATTCCTAGCGGGGAAAGTGTAAACAGTTTGTCAGTTTCAGGAATGCTGATTGTAGAGATATTTAGCCCAGCTAATGAAGGTCCTAAGAGATCTTCTGAAATTGCTGATTTGGTTGATAAGCACTTTTCTAGGCGTACTATACAAGCAAGTGGGAAAACCACTCAACTGTTTGGTAGTTCTTTAACTCCAAATGGACTTGATTATGCTAACAAGAGTCTTATCAGAAGTACACTTTCTTTTCCTTTTAACCATTTTCGGAGTTAAATAATGGCTCACATCGCTTCAATTGCTACGGCAATGTTTACAGACTTGTCAGTGGCAATTGGTACTATTGCCTCTGGTAAGGATCCGGGCGTTACAGCTGCCACCCAAGATAAGGCCGGCTACGATGCTAAGTTTGTAACTGCCACTAGCAATCCCCAATATCTTCGTTTACTGAACGTTAGAGAGTTCCCTGCTATCGGTGCTCAACCGAACATTGTTAATGTGCCTGTTTATGGCCAAAAGCAAGCCCAGACAGTTGGTGGACAGTCAGATCCTCCGTCATTGGAAGTTACAATTAACTACGTTGCAACTTTATGGGCAGCCGGAACCACAGCACCTACGTTTGCTAGTGGTGAGATGACTAATCCGGGTAGCGTACTTGCTAACATGGTTGGTGATGGTATCAGCCGTCCTTGGAGATTCCTTCTGTTACCCACTCCGCCTAAGACAGTTGCTAATGGCGGTACAGTGACTACTAGTGCTACTCAAGGTGTCTATGACTCTAATGCTGGTGGCGTTGGAACTGTTGCAAATACTTACTTCTACTTTATGGGTAAGATTGAATCAATGTTAGTGACCCCGTCGCTCACTGATGCAACGACAGCTACATTAGCGTTCTCAGTTCAGTCAGACTTCCTCGGGCCTTACACGACCA